ACCAAATTGTCATTCGAAGAATATGGCGATCTGCACACGCTTTATAAAAAGAATTATCAAAAGTTCATCGAGTACAATATCCGCGACGTTGAACTGGTTGGGTTGCTGGACGATAAGCTGAAGCTGATCGATCTCGCCCTGACGCTGGCCTACAACAGCAAAACCAATTTCGATGACGTGTTCTCACAAGTTCGAATGTGGGATGCGCTGATCTTCAATCATCTGAAAAAGAAAAACGTTATCTTGCCACCGATGAAGAGCAATTCAAAAGAGGTCTATCCCGGGGCACATGTTAAATCTCCGATCCTGGGAATGCACAAATACGTGGTGTCTATCGATCTGGATAGCCTCTATCCACATTTGATAATGCAATTCAATATTTCTCCTGAGACGCTGATCGAGCCGGAAAACTATCTTGATGATCATCGTGCTATTCTGTTGGAAGGTGTCAGCGTCGATAGCATGCTGGATTGCAAAATAAACACCGGCAAGCTGAAGGAATTGAATTGCACGATGACCCCTAACGGACAATTCTTTAGGACCGATCAGCAAGGGTTTCTCGCTGAAATGATGGAAAGTCTTTATGGCAACCGCAAGAAATATAAAAATCTGGCTATACAAGCCAAGAAAGAAATCGTTGACGCCAAGCCCGAAGAAAAAAAAGAAATCGAAAAGCGCATAGCCCGGTTCAACAATCTACAGATGGCTCTGAAGGTATCGCTGAACTCAGCCTATGGTGCGCTGGGTAACGAATATTTTCGGTTCTTCGACGTGCGGCAGGCAGCGGCAATCACTACTGCCGGTCAGTTGTCCATTCGCTGGATTGAATTAAAATTAAACCAGTACATGAATAAACTGTTGAAGACCGAGGCCGTGGATTACGTCATCGCGTCCGACACCGATTCGATCTATCTGAACCTTGAGACGCTGGTTAATCAATCATATTTCACGATCCCGGAAGCTGAGCGAAAAATTGATGTGATCACTTTCATCGATAAAGTTTTTGAAAAGAAAATCCAACCATTCATCGATAAGTCGTATCAGGAACTGGCCGACTACACCAATGCATTTGCTCAGCGAATGCGAATGAAACGTGAGGCCATTGCCGACAAGGGCATCTGGACTTCAAAGAAACGCTACATCCTCAACGTTCATGACAATGAGGGGGTTCGATACAAAGAACCGCAGATCAAGATTATGGGGTCAGAAGCTATCCGAAGCTCGACGCCGTCTGCTTGTCGAACTAAGATTAAAGAAGCTATTAAAGTCATCATGACCAAAGATGAAGAGGCGGTTATCAGGTTCGTCGCGGCCTTTAAGCAGGAGTTCAAAACGCTTGCGCCGTCTCTGATTGCATTCCCGCGTGGTGTCAATGTCGTCAGCAAATATAAAACTGAAGATGTTCATCTCTATTCCAAGGGTACGCCGATCCATGCCCGGGGTTCGTTGGTTTATAATTTTCAGGTCACCAAGCTGGGGCTGAAAAAAGAATATCCGCAGATCAGGGACCGGGATAAGATATTTTTTATTTATCTTAAGGAACCCAACCCGGTTCACAGCAATATTATTTCATTTCCGAATTCTATTCCAAAAGAGTTCAATATTGATGAGTATATAGATTATAACACGCAATTCGAAAAATCCTTCCTTGAGCCGATCAAGAACATTCTTGATGTTATCGGCTGGAAGGCAGAAAAAACTCGAAATATTTTGAGCCTCTACCGAAATCGGTAGATATATAGTAGTGGTCGATGCGAGATTGCATGACCATAACAATAAGGGAGAACCTTAATGAGCAAGGAATTTTTCAATATTTTATTGAAAGAAGCTGATAATGAATATGCAAGCTTGGTTGATGATGGAATTGATTGGGGTGATGTTACTGGCTACGTCAATACTGGGTCATTGTCTCTCAATGCCCTACTGTCAGGCACCATTTTCGATGGCGGATTTGCCGACAATAAAATCATCGCTCTCGCAGGCGAACCTGCCACCGGCAAAACCTTCTATGCCCTTCAAGCAGTCGCTAACTTTCTTTTAAAACATCCAGACGGTTTCTGTTTTTTCTTTGAAACAGAAGGCGCTGTTACTACTCAAATGTTTAAAGATCGTGGGATTAATCCGAAGCGTGTGGCTGTCCTGGCGGTTTCGACTGTTCAAGAATTTCGATCACAAGCAACAAGGATCGTTGACCGTTATCTTCAGAAAACTCCTGAAGAACGAGCAAAGATGCCGATGATGTTTGTTCTCGATTCGCTTGGCATGCTCTCAACTAATAAAGAAATGGAGGACATTGCGAGAGGTGAAGATAAACGTGACATGACCCGTGCCCAACTGATCAAGGGAACGTTTCGTGCTCTCACTTTGAAAATGGGACACGCCAAAATCCCGATGATCATTACCAACCATGTTTACGATGTGATTGGGTCCTATGTACCACTCAAGAAAATGAATGGCGGTTCGGGCCTGGAGTTTGCTGCATCTATTGTTGTTTTTCTTTCCAAGAAGAAAGACGTACATGACAAGGAGGTGACCGGCGCTATCATCACGGCGGTTTTGAAGAAGTCGCGGCTGACTATCGAAAACAAATCGGTTGAGACGCTGCTGAATTATCAAACAGGTCTCGATCCCTATTATGGATTGCTTGATCTGGCTGAGAAGTTCGGCATCTTCAAAAAACTCTCGACACAATACGAACTGCCTGACGGCAAGAAAACATTCGAGAAACATATCCTGGCCGATCCGGCAAAATACTTCACCCCTGACATTCTCAAACTGATCGATGAGAAATGCCGGGATGAATTCTTGTATGGCAAGTCTAACCTAACAAACATAGAGGGACCAAAATGATTGTTGGCGAAGATTTTAAATTTCGTGACGATATGAAGAAGGACACAGTTCCGATTGAACTGTTGCTGAAGCCCTATGCCAATGTGGTCTATCGCTACACCAATATCGGTGAAGTGAAAGAGCATAAAGACGGTACTGCAACTATCAAATTTCAATATGAACTATTTGATGCTGGTCAACATACCGAAACAAAACTCAGGAAAGATAAACGTTTTGAAAAGGCAATTGGCCTAGTCCTGAACAGGCTGATCTTGGAAGCTGTACAGGGATCAGAATTAGATGATCGAAAAAACGATACTGAAAAATCTGTTGAAACACGAAGAGTACGCAAAGAAAGTTCTACCGTTCGTAAAAAGTGAGTATTTTCGAAACGAGGGAGAAAGAGTTCTTTTTAATGAAATCGAAAGCTTTATTCACAAATACAATGTACCGCCGACTATAGATGCTCTAAAGGTCGAGATCGATTCTATTAAAGGTGTCGATACTGATAAAATTCTCGGTCTCATAGATATTCTGCACAAGGATGAGATAGATACCAATCTTGATTGGTTAATCGATGCGACAGAGAAATTTTGTAAACATGAAGCTGTTTACAATGCGATTGTTGAATCCATGGAGATCATGGATAACAAGGGGAGTGGCTTCAAAGATAAGGGAGCCATTCCCGGTATTCTAACCGATGCTCTGGCGATCTCATTCGACCCGCATGTCGGTCATGATTACCTTGAACAATATGATGATCGATTTGAATATTATCACCGAGTGCTGGAGAAAATTCCATTCGATCTGGAATTTTTTAATAAAATCACCAACGATGGAATAGCGAAGAAGACCCTGAATGTTGCCTTGGCTGGTACGGGTGTCGGTAAAAGTTTGTTCATGTGTCACGTCGCGGCGAGTTGTCTCAATCTCGGTAAGCATGTTCTCTATATCACTTTGGAATTATCCGAAGACGAGGTGGGTAAGCGTGTCGATGCGAATCTGATGAATATCGCCATCGATGATCTGCTGAAGCTGTCAAAGGATATGTATGACATTCGGGCTGCGAGGATTAAGAGCAAGACCAACGGCAAGCTGATCATCAAGGAATATCCAACGGCAGGCGCATCAGTCAGTCACTTCAAGGCGTTGCTCAATGAACTGTACCTGAAGAAAAATTTTAAGCCGGATATTATATTCGTGGATTATATTAATATCTGTCTGTCATCGCGAATTCGGCAGGGTTCAGGTGCCAGTTCTTATACCTACATCAAATCGATTGCTGAAGAGCTACGGGGTCTTGCGGTGGAATTTGACGTGCCGATGGTGTCGGCAACACAAACCAATCGTGGCGGCTTTGATAGTTCTGATCCAGGTATGACAGACACATCTGAATCATTCGGCCTTCCAATGACTGCCGACTTTATGTTCGCGTTGATATCAAACGAAGAATTGGACAAGCTGAACCAGATTATGGTGAAACAATTAAAAAATCGATACAACGATCTGACAAAGAATAAACGGTTTGTTATCGGCATAGATCGAGCAAAAATGAAACTCTATGACGTGGAAGCCAATGCGCAAATAAATATTTCTGATAGCGGTCAAACTCAAACCAAATCACCCAAGGATAAATTCAAAACTCTAAAGGTGTCATGATGAGCGCAACAGAAGATGAGGCAGAACTCAATCGTCTCAAGGAAATTGAGAAGAAATACAATGAACTGGTGAAACAGGTTCGTGAGAATTTATATGGTCCTTTTATTTGCGGTAACGCTGGTCCGGTAGACGACATGGGTCTGTATCAAAAATATTTTATATGTCCGACATATGGGCTGGATGGATTTGCAGTCTATAATAAGGAGCGTGATTACGATGCACCGGGATATTGATTTCGTTTGTGTGCCAGTGCAATTCGAAGGCGAATATTTATGGTGTGTGTTTGAGAAAGCGACTGATCAAGTCATTCGACATTTTTATTTTGAAGAAGAGGCACTCGACTACATCGACTTCCTCGTGAAGGGTGGTTGCTTCGCCGGTCACACACCGACATTTATGTCGAGTGATTTCACAACGAAGAAATTAGCACACTTGACATAATAAAATTTTTATTTTATAATCTCTTGACAAATGGAAAGGGATTGTATGGACACGGCGACGGTTTTTACGTTGGTCAAGACGCGAGGCGGCTCGCTAGTAATCACTAGCCCAGCTATCGATTGGTCGGCGCTCTCGGAAGAAGCGGCTGCGAAGCAGTGGCTCGCCTGCACCAATGTCGTTTGGGAAATGGAACGTGACGGCAAAATCTCAAAGGACAATCTTGAGCCGTTCTTTTTCGAATATATGCGCAAGCACTATTCGGAAGACGATATCAAAAAGATCAAGGGACAGAACATATCGCTGCAATTGTTGGCGATGGCGTTCCTGTTCGTAAAGGGCGCAGTCAGACCCGATTCAGAAACGTTCTTTAATTCAAAGATCAAGGAACGTCTGGCAGTCGATGCCGCTCCCGAGGTCGAGGCGCAGCCGGAAAAGCCAAAGCGCAACATCCAAGACGCAATGGCTGATCAACTCAGCAATCTGTTGGGCGAGCTTCAGGGCTACGAAGATGAATTGAAGCTCGACATGTTCGGCTGGATGCAAAGCGCCAACGTACCGAAGGTGCACATCACCGCCATCACAGAATACTACAAGCCGCGCCTGGAGGAACTACAAGCCGCTCTCGATGGCGACGATGACAGCATCGTTGAGGGTTACTCGCCCTACAAGAAAAAAGAAATTCAGCGCATGCTGAAGTGGTACGAGCAATTGATGATCGACCTCGACGCCTACAATCGTCTGAAGCAGGCCACCCGCAAGGTGCGTACCAGCAAACCGAAACCGGCGTCGAAGCTGGTAGCCAAGCTGAAGCACATGCACCACAGTGAGGAATTTAAAATTAATTCGATCAAGCCCGAGACCATTGTCGGGGCCGACACGCTCTGGCTGTTCAACACCAAGACCAGGAAGCTCTGCATGTACGTGGCGTCCAGCACTGAGAATGAATTGACCGTGAAGGGCACCTACGTTGTCGGCTGGGACCCGAGGTTGAGCTACGGAAAAAATCTGCGCAAGCCTGCCGATCAACTGGCTACGTTCATGGCTGGGGGCAAAGTGCAGATGCGGAATTTCCTGAAAGCCATTCGCGGCAAGGACGCCACGCTCAATGGCAAGATCAACAAGGACGTGATCCTGCTAAAAGCGTACTGAGATTAATTTCCTAGGAGCTATGCAAAAACCGAATATCAGCTATGCGTTGACTTAGTCAATAAAAAATGCTTTATTATTTACAGATGAAAACAAAGGGATTGGTTCGATGATTTTGGTAGCTTCAACTCAGGTTTTAGAGAACTACGGTTTCGGTCTCGGCGGCCCGCACTGGAAGCCCAAGGGTGGTGACACCTATGTGCTGGCGCGGCTCTCGGTTGCCGATGCCGCCCAGATGGCCCAGACCGGGTCGCTGAGCACTCTCGTGGAGAAGCTGGTCGCTCAGTACCAGATCGCCAAGCGCAACGACCTCATTGAGGAATACCTCATTGACTGGTCTCTTGAGGATGAGGCCGAGTTCATGGCCGATCCCGAGATGCAGGAAATGGTTATCGATCTCACAAAGGAGACCGTACAGTAATTCGTGGAGGTGCTCGGAATCAGAAATCGAGACCGGACTGCAAATCTGGATCATGTGGGTGCGATTCCCACCCTCCACTCCAAGCGCCGCCCCCTTCGCGGGGGGCTAGTCGGGGACGCTCCGATGCCTCTGAAGGGTCGGGACCGATGATACTGGAAAGTGGGCTAACCCTCGCACAGAGGTAA